GGACCAACATTTGCATTAACCTATAGTGGTACCTGGCATACATTAGTATCTAATATTGGAATAGAAAAGAAAGAGGCACAATTAATAGAACGAAATTACCATCATCTTTATTCCATTTCTGACATATTTATTCAAAAAAATATTGATTTTGCAGAGAAATATGGATATATGAGATGTGCATTTGGGATGCAAATAAAGTGTCCATTATTAGCTATGACTGTGCACAACACATCATTAACCCCATATGCAGCTGTAGCAGAGGCTAGAAGCGCAAACAACGCTGTAACACAGTCCTGGGGCATGCTTATAAATAGGGCTCTTATTGCTACAAATAAGCTCATCGAAGAGGCTGGAATGGAGTATGATATATATCCAATCAACACAATTCATGATGCAGCCTATTTTCTAGTTAAGGATGATCCGATGTCTGTGAAATTTTTAAATGATACACTCATCAAAGAGATGCAATGGAATGCTCATCCGAGCATTGCTTCAAATGAAGTAACGATGGAGGCTAACTTAGAAATAGGTAAGTCTTGGGATAAACAGTTTACTTTACCCAATAACGCAAATATTGAAAAAATAAAGGAGATTATAAATGGCATTTAAATATACCAATAAGGACAACGTGTCTTTGCCATTAGCTGTATGGCTAATGCATGACGATTATGATTATGATACTCGTGACAATGTTATTAGTGCTACCGCTTTACTTAAACCTATAAGAGCTTTAGTTCTAATAGATCAACACAAAGGTTTAGATAAAACAGTTGATATCATGAGTCTAGTTAGTTCTAGAATGGGCTCAGCTATACATGCTATAGCAGAAAAGGCTTGGACTAATAGAAAAAATATCAGTAAAGCACTAGAGGCATTACAGGTCTCTAACTTAGATGATAAGCTTGTTATTAATCCTGATAAGGTTAAAGAGGGCGAAATACCTATTTATGTAGAACAGCGTCATGAAAAAGAGATTGATGATTATATCATCTCAGGTAAATATGACCTTATCGTAGATGGCACTGTATCAGATTATAAAAGTACATCTGTATGGTCCTATATCTTCGATTCTAATGCCCTTAAATACACACAGCAAGCTAGCATCTACAAATGGCTAGCACCTGACAGAATCACAGATAATAATGTACATATCCAATATATATTTACTGATTGGTCAGCAGCACAGGCTATGAGAGATTCAAGTTATCCTCAAACAAGAGTGTTAACTAAAGAATATCCAATATGGTCCACAGAGCAAACTAAGTTCTTTATATCTGAAAAAATAAAATTATTAAAACAGTATAAAGATAGTCCTCAAGAAGATTTACCAGAATGTAATAAAGAAGAATTATGGGAATCTGAGACTAAATATAAATATTATAAGAATCCTGCCAAAATGGCTAGAGCTACTAAAAACTTCGATACTTTAAATGAAGCGAATGTACGCCTAGCCAGTGATGGTGGAGTAGGGACAGTAGTAACTGTACCTGGTGAAGTAAAAGCTTGTAGATATTGTGAAGTATCTGATGTATGTAAACAAGCTCAAAATTTAATTCAGCAAGGGAGATTAGTACTATGAATACATGGTATCACATAAAAAGATGGTTTGAACGTAGTAAAAAAGAAATTATTGTTGTAAAGAAAACCAAAAATAATTCTCGTAAAAAACGAGATAACAATGCATTAACAGATTCAGAAGTTGCACTTATACGTAAGCTTTATGTGTTACGAAAAGAATACAGTGTTAAAACATATGATGAATTTACTAATTTTTGTAATAAAGAATTAGGTATTAATAAAAGTAGAAGCGTTTATCACCGTATTGTAAATAAAGAAGGTGGCTATTCTCTAAAGAAAGACGAGAAATAAAATGTCAAATCCTAAATACTTCAAATTTTCTGAAGAAATTGTTGATATTTTAGTTGCTAAAACGCAATCTCAAAATAGACATTTCTTTAGATTACTAGTAGCTTACTACCTATCTAAAGTAACTTCAATGATGCGATGTAACATTGAAACAAGAGATAGGGGAGTAATACCAGTTAACTCATATGTCCTTAACTTAATGCCTTCAGGTACAGGTAAAGGCTTTTCAACTAATATTATGGAAGAAGATATTATTGATGGCTTTAGATTAAAATTTCTACATCATGTCTTACCTGGCGAAAGCAATGCTGAACTATTACAAATTGCAGCAAGAAGACAAAGTATCAATCCTAATCTATCTTCAGATGAAGCTATGGCTGAAGTGCAAAAAGAATATGATGCTCTAGGTACTCTAGCATTTAGTTTCGATAGTGGTACAGCACCAGCAGTTAAACAGATGAGACTCAAATTGTTAATGTCTAACGCAGGTTCTATGAATCTAGAGTTAGATGAGGTAGGATCAAACCTAACTAGCAATGTAGAAATGCTTAATACTTTTCTAGAGTTATATGATGTAGGTAAAGTAAAACAAAAGCTTACAAAGAATACTTCAGATAACAAACGTGGTGAAGAGCTTATTGGTAAAACGCCCACTAATCTTATGTTATTTGGCACACCAACTAAATTATTAGATGGTAGTAAAACAGAAGAAGAATTCAAACAAATGCTTGAGACGGGCTATGCTCGTAGAATGCTATTTGGTTATACAAACACTCTAAATGATTTTAAGAAACAAACAGCAGAAGAGCTATATGATGCGTTAACTGCTACTAATATTGTTAAAGATACTTTGCGTATTAGCCAAGTTATTACTAACTTAGCGGATAGAAATAAATTTAATACAGTGCTAACACTAACTAAAGAAGACACTATTCATCTACTTCAATACAAGATTAATTGTGAACAGCGAGCTTCTAAGTTAAAACTGCACGAAGATATTAAAAAAGCTGAGCTATCACATCGCTATTACAAAGCTTTAAAGCTAGCAGGTGCTTATGCATTTGTAGAAGGTAGTAAAGATATTAGTCAAGTTCATCTAGATGCTGCAATACAACTTGTAGAAGATTCAGGTAAACACTTTAATAGAATTATTAATAAAGAAGGCTCATATGCCCGTTTAGCAAGATATATTGCTGATGTAGGGAAAGAGCTTACTCAAGTAGACTTACTTGAAGAATTGCCATTTTATCGAGGACCAGAAGCACAAAAGAAAGATATGTTATCTTTAGCTGTTGCATGGGGCTATAAGAATAATATTATTATTCGTAAAAGCTATATTGATGAAATAGAATTTCTATCAGGTGAGGCTCTTAAAGAAACTAGTTTAGATAAGATACAAGTAGCTTATAGTACTGATATTACTAAAGACTTTGAAGGCGCTACAACTAAGTTTAGTCGATTACATGAGTTAGTAAGTGTACCAGGATACCATTACACTGCACACAACTTTATTGATAAGTATCGTACTAGTGAAAAAGCTATACCTGGTTTTAATTTATTAATACTAGATATAGATGGTGAATGTAGTTTAGCGTCTGCTAAAGAGCTTCTTAGTGAATATAAAGTTCTATTTGCGACTACTAAACGTCATACTGCTAAACAAAATAGATTTAGAATTATATTTCCAATGTCTCACTATTTAAAACTTAAAGCAAGAGACTATTCTAAATTTATGGAAAATGTCTTTAACTGGTTACCTTTCGAGTGTGACACAGCAACAAAAGATATTGCAAGAAAGTGGATGTCACATGAGGGAGCATATCATTACAACGATGGTGAACTCATAGACGCCACCCTATTTATTCCTCAAACTAAAAAAGCAATAGAACAAGAACAAAAAATTCTTGATGCTCAAGGTATGAGTAATATGGAAAGATGGTTCTCTGCCCGAATTGAAGTAGGGAATAGAGCAACTATGCTTATTAGATATGGCTTTATGCTAATGGATAATGGTTATCCAAGAGATGCTATTGCTAATAAGTTGATATCTTTTAATGATCAAATCACTGACCCTATAAGTCAAGAAGAGATACATTCAAAGATTATGAGATCAATTGATAAAAAAATACTTCAAAAGGAGAATAAGTAATGAACAATAATTTAGTATTGTTATGTGGCAAATCTGCTACAGGTAAGTCTGCTAGTTTACAAATGCTAGACAATCCAGAAGGTGTAATGTATTTAAACTGTGAAAATAACAAAAAGTTACCTTTCAAATCTAAGTTTAAAGAATACACTATAACAGATCCTACCGATGTACCTGATGCAATAGAGTCTGTAGAAAAAGATAAAAAGATTCATACTATTGTAATTGATAGTCTAACTTATCTTATGGATATGTTTGAAAGTACCAAGGTACTTACATCTACTAATACAATGAAAGCCTGGGGGGAATATGCCCAATTTATGAAGAATATGATGGCTCAGAATGTAGGTAATTCAACTAAGAATATTATCTTTATCGCCCACACTTCAGACATATTTAATGAAAATGAAATGGTCAATGAAACTATGGTGAAAGTTAAAGGTTCTCTTATGAACACAGGCATAGAGAGTTACTTTAGTACTGTTATTGGCTGTAAAAAACTTTCTTTAAAAAGATTAGAAGGATATAAATCACCTTTGCTAACTTATAATGATGAAGAAGAATTATTAGAATATAAATATGTATATCAAACAAAATTAACAAAAGATACTGTTAATGAGCGTATTAGAAGTCCAATGCGTATGTGGGATATTCAAGAAACATATATTGATAATAACTTACAGCACATATTAAATAAATTACACGAGTATTACGATGACTAAAAAATTTTCAGATATAGATTTAATGAAATTTGTTGATGGCGAGTTAGAAGATATACAAACAGCAATGGATATTATAGGAGCTGTAATTGCTAATGATGAAGATCTAAAAGCACGTTTACGTGTATATGCTGAAACACGAGAGGTATTGACTAAAAAAGGCAATACTATGTTATTAAATTTACTTAGTTAGGAGAAAACATGAAATTTTTAAAATTTATTTTTACTGCACTTGAGTATGTAATGCTTGGCATGATTACTGTTAGTGTTGTATATATAGCCCTTTGGTTTTTACATTATGAGAGGTATATAACATGATAAAAGTTATAAAAGTTAAAGATTTAGTAGAATTGCACAACTATGATTTAGAACAAATGCAAGATACTAAAAAAATCTATAAGTTAATTAGAATTATAGATGTTAATGGTAATACAGTCCCTTCTACGAATGAGTTAGAAGCTGTTATTGAATCTAAGGAGATAGAATCATGATAGTATCTTACAATCTTAGAAGACAAACTTTCTATACTTGGTATTACCAAAATAGAACAAAAGAGCAAATAGCTGCTTTTTTATCACCTTATTTAATGAATATAGTTAATAAAGATGTTGCTTTTAATTTACAGGATTTATTAGATGATGTTGGAGTTGTTCCTTCTTATATACTTGAAAATTATCCAACAAGTACTAAAGCTAATATGGAAGTAGATGTTAAATTTATTAATTTAGTTTAGGAGAAACTATATGAAATCTATAAAAAGTTTTGAATCTTTATGGCGTAAAAAAGAATTAGCACAAAGAAAAATTAATGACGCTTTACAGGGTTATAATCTATCTAATACAGCTAAAGATATTTATGTTTTTACTGCTGCAGCACATAGTACTTGTATCACTAATATAGTGAATCATGGACATTTTGCTGATAAGTCATTATCAACTATCAAACGAGCTGTACTTGAGTTAAAAGAAAAGAAATTACTTATTGAAAGTGATCTCACATATATTCAAGATGATAAAAGAGTTGTTTGGTTAACTATTAATGGACATAGCATTAATGCCTGATACAAGAAAAAAATCAAAGTTAAGTAAAAATTTTGAAGAGCAACGTAAAGAGCGACAAAATCGTATAACTCCACGTATTAAAAAAGCTATGGCAAATAACCAAAATTTTTGGAAAATATTTAATAAAGCTTTAAGAGGAAAATAATATGAGTAATGTAACCCCATTTGTATATAAGGCTACTTTAGAAAGAGTAATAGACGGTGATACTATTGATGTAACACTAGACTTAGGCTTTGATGTTAAATTACATAAACAACGTTGTAGATTAGCAGGAATAGATACACCAGAATCACGTACTAGAAACTTAGCTGAAAAAGCTTTAGGTTTAAAAGCTAAAGAGCGTTTAATAGAACTTTGTGAAGGTCCTATAATGATTAAATCATTAGGTAAAGGTAAATATGGCAGAATTCTAGCTGTTCCCTATACAGAAGACGAAATCGATATGTGCAAAGCACTTGTCGATGAGGGTCATGCTGTAGAGTATTGGGGAGGTAAGAAAACAGCCAAAATTAAGGACGATGGAACTTGGGGAGAATAATATGGAATTATCTTTAACACTCGATTTAGATGTAGTTAGAGCTGAAATGAAACCAGTTTTTACAGATAAATATAAAACTGATTGGGTAGATCAAGCTAATCCTACTGATGCAGAATTAAAAAAATCTATTAAAGACGAAGTTAACATAGGATTAGATTATTTAGCATTAACTTTTGAAATAAAAACAACTTAGTATGAAAGCACAATTTAACATAAGTCCGACACCTGCTAGTAGACCTAGAGTTACTAGATGGACCACTTACTATGGTAAGAAGTACACTAAATTTAAAGAGGAAATGGCAGCTATTACTGAGGTTATT